AGCCCCAGCCCAGAAAAACCTCTATTTTCATAGTAGCCATAAAATGTGGTGCCACAATACTTGCAGCCCAGATGCCTGCGATTCTTTGTTTCCGCCCCAAACATCCTGTCCTTTAGAACCTGTAACTGTGCAAATCCTTCCATTTCCTCTCTCCTTCCTCTCCGGGACAAGCGCCTAAACGCCCGCCCAGTCCTCTCTGATAAGCATACACAGCGTCTCGAAGCTGACGATAGCCGTGTCATCTTTTTCCATATAGCTGGCGTGGATGCTGCTCAACAGCACCCGGCACTGCACTGGCTGGCGGTCATACTTCAGCACCAGCACAGGCTGGGAGCCTGTCCTGTTTGCAGCCGCCACAGCTTGCTGCCACCACTCTTCCCGGCCACCAATCGGGCCGTGCTTATAACGCTTGCACTCAATGACCCAGCCGTCAATGCCGATGAGGTCACCGTGGTCGCCCTCCCTATATTGTTCGAGGTCTCTTTTAACATCGTCAATATTTAGGGCCGACATAAACGCCTTGGCTGTCTCGCGCTCGAAGGCGGCTCCCTTTACTCTCCCGTTAGTCATCAGGTCACCTCATAGCCCCGGCTGACCGGGATAAACCCAGCTGCCCGGCGCACCTCACCGTTGCGGTCATAGGCATCAGCCCGTGGGTCATCACAGAACGCATTGTCCGGTATCATCTCATCCCACTTCTGCATCCCCAGCAGCCGCTGGTTCTTGCCCATCTCCCTCTTGTCAGTCCAAGCAGGCTCCTTCACCCGCTGACCGTTCACCCGTCCCCAACTATCCGTCATCGCTAACCTCCATCCAGTCTTTGAGAGCAACCTTGCCCCCGGTTTGCTTATACACCTCAATCATCTGCTTGCTGGATGGCAGAGACTTGCCATAAATCCAGTTGTGAACGCAGGGGGCTGTGCAGCCCATAATTCGGGCAAAGTCGGCTTGTTTCAAGCCTTTAGCCACTAGGTATTCCGCGAGTTTCATAAGTCCTCCATAACTCTGATTTACCGTCCTATTAAATTAAATATAATTTTATGCTTGTGATGGCAAGCAGTTTTTGGTAATTAGTTTTTACGAGGTGTAGGAATGAAAGATTTTCTTGAAAGACTAAAGCAAAAGGGTATCACCCATTTCAGCCCCAGCCAGTTGAACAGACCGCTGGGAAGCTGGGTGTTTATGTATGCGTATCTCTCAAAGCATCAGCGCCGGGAGATGAAGGTCGGTGAGAACGCCGCCCTCGGCACATCCGTTCACAATCTGATTCAGGCGGTGCTATGTGCGGGCCAGAGCATTGAGGATGCAACCAAGACCGCAATAATGGACTTCGACTTCCACCCGGCTGACGAGAGCCAAGAGAAGCGCGAGAAGTTCCGTGAACTGATACCGCAGATGGGCGAGATTGGTGTTGACCTGCTGGCTGAGGCTTTTGGCGGGGCCAGTGAGGAGAAGTCGGTTGAAGTGTATTTGCCCGGCATTGAGATTCCGATTATCGGCTATGTGGACATGATGAAGGACGGCGTTTTCTGCGAGATGAAAACCAAAGCGCCCCGGCTTGGTGCAGTTAAGAAGGACGGGACTAGGGGCTGGTCAAAGGCTCCACTGCCGAAGGAGCCGCAGATAGACCACATCATGCAAGCGGCGGTGTATTGGAAGGCGACCGGGGCCATACCCAGCATTGCCTATATCACAGCAGAGGACGGCATACGCTTTGACCCGTTCAACTGCGACCTGCTCAAAGAGAGTGGGCTGGAGTTTGCTATTGAGGAAGTGCGGCGCAAGGCGCTTATCCGCCAGAACCTTTTGAAGATTAGCACCGATGCGAAGGTGCTTGCCGGGCTGGTTGAGCCTGAGTTTGACCACCCATTCTACTGGAATCACCAATTTAAGGAGGAGGCGAAGGAACTGTGGAACCTTTAAGTTTTGTAAAATTAACGCTGCGCCATAAAGAACACGGCTCATTAACGCATTTGAAAATGACTGTGCGCTCACAAGCTCCAATACAGTCTATGACATTTGCTCAGAGCAAATTCAAAAAGACTATGGACTGGTATGACGACTTTGCTGAGAACTACATAATCGAGAGCGCTCAGTGGGAACTAATCAGGCATGAGGACGACTTACATGAATAACCTATGGAATGTAATGAGCCAGATAGACATTCGGCAGATGACCGAATCGAAGAACGGCTTTACCTATCTGTCTTGGGCGCACGCCTATCGGATGCTGAAGCAACACGCACCTCACGCCAAGGTGACCAAGCATCTGTTTGAGGTCGATGGCCGGGCCGTTCCGTTCATGCGTGACGAGCAGGGCTATGCCTATGTGCAGGTGACTGTTGACTTAGGCGAGGGCAATGTCACCGCCGAGGTGATGCCTGTGTTGAACCACGCCAACAGGCCCATTCAGAACCCCAACAGCTTCGAGGTGAACGCCTCGCTGCAACGCTGCATGGCCAAGGCTATCTCAATGGCTTGCGGGCTGGGTATCCACCTGTATGTGGGCGAGGCTGTGCCAGCACCTACTCCGCAATCTGTTGGCCGCCCTGCCGAGGACACAGTGCAAGCTATGAAGAAACTAGATGTCCCGGTCACAATCGCTGACCGGGTTCGGGCAGCCGCTGATATGGATGCCCTCAAAGCCCTCTATCAAGAGGTGCAACTCAACCTGACGGCAGATGACCGTCAACTTTTTTCAGTTAGGAAACAGGAGCTTTTAGATGGCTGAATATGATAACACCAATCGCGGAGCGCTATTTAGCAATGAGAAGGGCGACAATCCGAAGCGCCCGGACATGACTGGAACGCTCAACATTGAAGGCACAGACTACCGCCTGTCAGTGTGGAAGCGCGAAGCCAAGTCTGGCCAAACCTTTCTGAGCATCTCCGCTGAGGTAGCTCAGAAGCAGAACGGAGCCGCTGCCCCGGCACAACAGCCGCAGCAGCAGTCCCTGAACGATGAAATCCCGTTCTAGGGTTGACAACATCATCGTAGAAACCAACGGTCTCACCATCCAGTTTTCGGATGGTGGGGCTGAGTTCTACCCCATCAGCAGGGAGAGCAGGCTGGAGATGGCGCTGTGGCTGCTGACGGCGGAGATAAAGGAAAAGCGGAAGGCCAATGTGGCATCAACCGAAACCGAAACGCAAGAAAACCAAGCCCTATGACCTGAGCCGGGCGGTAAAGACACACTGCTTTTTTTGCGGCAGTTACTTCAGCTTTGCCAGCCCGGCAGCGCTAGTCAATGGACGAGGAGAGGAGTTTTGTAGCTATGAGTGCTTCAATAAAAATCGAGAAACTTTACGCGCAGATGAACGAGTCTCATTTGAAGAGCTTTGACAAGAAGAGCCGGAAGATTCTGGACGCAGTTCTAAAGGTAACTGGTCACAGCCAGAGCCTCATATTCAGCAACCGCCGGGAAAAGAATGTAGCGCTTGCCCGGCACATCGCTATGTATCTGACGATAGAGCTTACTGGAAAGAGCTATCCAAAAGTTGGCGAGATGTATCAGAAAGACCACAGCTCCGTTCACAATGCTTGCAGGAAAATACGCAACCGGGGCCGGGGCCGGACACCCCTGAACATCACCCTCAACGCTGTCCTTGAGGAGCTGGCGGCATGAGGCTGAGGTATGTCAATCACATTGACATCGAGCGTTATGAATCCGCCGGGTGGAAAGTGAGGTCAGAATTACACTGGCCTCATTCCCAACACGCCGTTCTTATGATAAAAGAAGATGCGGGGGAAAACGCGAACGAGAAGGAAAAAGTCAATGAAAACAAATGACCCGGTGAACCATCCTGCTCATTATACTAAGGGTGAAATCGAGTGCATTGATGCCATAAAGGCTGCAACCGGGGATGGTTACAAGTTCTATTTGCAGGGGGCAATCATCAAGTATATGTGGCGATTTGACCATAAGGGAAACGCTGTAGAGGACTTGGCGAAGGCTAACTGGTATCTCAACGAGCTAATGGCGCTCACCAGCAAATGAGGGTTTATCGGGGGAAAAATCCAGTGCGGACAAACAGCAAAGTTGTCCGCATTTTATTTGAGCATATGCACACGCAGCGCATCACGGAGGCCGAGATGGCTGAGCGGGTGGGCTACAGCAAGGATACGCTCAGGGACTGGCGAACGAGGACGAACCCCCGCGTCAACGATTTAGAGAACTGTCTAAATTATCTGGGG